CAGGGAAGTTCCACAAGTCGAACAGAAACTTCCACAATTATTACAGAATCTATACGAACAACAGAATATAATTCTGGGTTCTTGTATTCAGTTACAGGATCAGGAATACAGCATGACGGATCTTCTATATCTCCAGCAGCCACTACTGTTAATGAAACTATAAACGGAACTACGCATACATGGCAGGGATTAAATTTAGATCAACGACCCAACTGGACTCAGACAACTCAGGGAAATGCTTTTCAATTTACAGAAGTTTATCAAGCACCTGGTCTAGAATCCGTAACCGATATAACTCGAACCATAGAAAGTACAAGCGTAACAGATACCACAACTATCTTCTCGCAATAACTTTAGTAGGCAACCCAGTTTTTGCTAATGTTTCAAATACAAGTGCTCCCGTAGCACAAAGTTCATCCTCGGTATCGAACTTCGCTACTCAAGTGCTCGGGGGTCCGATGGTAGAAAATCAGTATGGAAATGGGATAGTTTGTTCTGGCCCACAGATGGGATTTAGCCCATTTGTCACTACAACATTTAACCAAAGACGGCCACAAGATTACATTTATAGTACACCCGTGTACGATCCAACAGACGATGATAATAATGGTGTACCAGATAATCCAGGCAATATACTTTACTATCAAGAAAACTACAGTGGTAACAAAGATTCTTTAGGACTTAATTTTGGATTTGCTTTTACATTTAACATTCCATTAGATAGTAGATTTCAAAACTCTTGTCTTGACGCAGCTAACACACAAATAAAATTACAAAAACAAGAATTAAATGCTAAAAAACTAAATTATGAAATTGCAAGACTTAAGAATTGTGGTGAACTTATGCTGGCTGGTATATATTTTGATCCAAAAAGTGAGTTTGCTAAATTATGCGAGGGAGTTCGTATTGCTCCAAAGCCTAATCAAGTTATACCGCACACTCACGAACTTAAAATTGGGCAGTAGGCAAGCACGGTTAAACTTGCCCACCTAGACGCCCTATCCATTGCCTTGGCGAATAGGGTTCTATTATTTTACATCTTTTTTCTTCTTTGTCAGCTTCTTAAATAAATTTTTTACTAAAGGTTTGACAATATTAAGCAGTAATGGAGTAGTGGCAGCAACAGTAGCAATAGCAGCAGTGCTAACAAGCTGTGGAGGATTCGGTATGTATTGCTCGATGAATTTAACGTTTTCATACAAGGTTATACATTTACTACCATCTTCACTTCTTTCGTGTCCGATAACACGTTCCAGTTTAAATTCGTTACGATAATCACCTACTCTTTGGTCGTTTGATCCAGGGCAAGCAACAAATAGTGGCTTATCTTTTTCTTTCTTTGGTTCGTATTTTGGAGGTTCTACTGTTGGCGGTACAAATTCTTCTGTTTGATTGGCGGTTTCGGCTTGCGTGTACTTAAATTCGTTGGGGTTATACTCCAAAGGTTCAAAACTAGGAATACTGAAGTTACCACATTCTGTATATGTTCCATATTCATCTTTGGGATTGTCAATAAGGCTAGTTAGATTATTTCGATGAACTCTTACACAACCTGGAATATCTACAACAGGTTTGTTTATGTAATTTACTACTGGATTATTAAATTTCCATATCGGGATTTCATGTATCTCAACTTTGTTTATCTGAAAACTCGGTATATCAATCGTAGGCATCTCTTCTTCTGTAGACTTCTACATACGAGTCGCATTTGGGACAGCTAAGATTCGTAACCATTGAGTACTCTTGATATAGTACAGGTTGGAAATCCTCTTCAATATCTGCATCTCCACCCCAAATCAGTTCAGTTTTACAATGCCAGCAATTCATTTTTTAGGTAAAGGCATAGATGGACCTGTAACATCAGGTATTACATTATCTAAAACTTTAGGCATAGCACCCTGTATATTTCCAAGAATTTCATTCATAACTTGGGATTTAAAGTTTTCTGAGGTTACATACCTGTAACCTATTACTCCTGTAGCAGTCATGGAAGCTACCATTAGAAATGAGATGATACTCAAACAATTTGCTATCTTCTGAAACATGATTAAAGAAGCCCTCCTAAAAGCTTGTATGCCAATTACTTTGATGACTTTGGCTTTGATTCTTGGGTTAGCTCCACTGTACCTGTTGGCTGGGATTCTTGTTCGATCTTCTTCAACAACATCTCCTTTGCCTGTATCCCACCCTCAATCAGTAAAATAGTTTTAGTTTCATCTTCTAATACTTTTTGTGCTTTATTTCTAGTCTCAACGTGTCTTGCTAGTTCTTCTTTCCATTGAACTAACTGTTTTTCAATAATAGCTTTCATAAATCAAACGATAGTAAGAGTTTCTCCTGCTCCTACAGTAACAGTAACACCACTGTTTATTGTTATAGGGCCAGCAGACATAGCATTTTTGCCGTTAGTAATAGTATAGTTAGTAGTCACAGTTTGACCATTTTCGTAAAATATTTCGTCTGATCCACCACCTGTAGCTCCAGCCGATATGCCTGTTAGATTCGATCCATCAATAGCAGGAAGTGTAGAAGGAAAACGTGCATCAGGTATAGTTCCAGAAGAAAGATTGCTTGCATTTAAAGAAGATCCTGTAATATATCCAGCACCATTAGTAATCGCATTATTGTTTAGGGATATATTTGCCGATCCATCAAATGAAACACCAGCTATGGTTCGTGCAGTTGTCAATGTTGCTGCTGAACCTGTAGTATTTTGGTTCAAAGTTGGTATTCTAGATGCTGATATTGTTCCCGATGAAATATTACCACCACTTAAATTTGTTAAAGCTGCTCCATTACCAGCAAAAGCTGGCGAAGTAAGTTTACCTTCTGATGGGTTATAAAATAAATGTCCATCACTTTCTAATCCAACATTGCCTGTAGCACTTGCATTTTCAATAAATGGAATTAAATTATTTTCATTTGTATCTTCATTATCAGCTACAGAAATATGGTTTGCGTTTGTCGCTGTGGTTGCTGTAGCTGCATTTCCTGTCGTGTCTTGGTTTAAAGTTGGTATTCTAGCTGCTGCAAGTGTTCCAGCATTTATATTTGATGCGTTTCTGTAGTATGAACCTTCCTGTCCATCTAACAAGTCAGCATCTAGCCCACTTCCAGAGCCATCATTTCCTGAGTGGTACAGTTTACCAGCCGAACTGTTAGCACAAGTAGTTAAGTCTATAAAAACTCCACGATTATTACTCCCACCTTCAAAAATTCTAAAATTATTGCCATTAATATCTACATTTACAGTACTACCATTTAATGAACCATCTGGAGCTTGAGTAAATTGTATTTCTCCACCTTCACCTCCACTTACTGATGAACCTCCAACTGTAAGAGTTGCATTTATTGTGTCATTCGCATCAGACCTTAAGAAACTTGCTGAAGATATGCCATCTAAAGTGTCAGCATCAAGTCCGCTTCCTGCTCCATCAACTGTTTTAAGAAGTGTAAGTATTTCGCTCGCTGATTGATCGGCAGTTGCACCATCTTCTACGTTAATCATTGTGCGAAGATTTGCTGGAGTTATTTCTTCTATAACCCCCGCACCACTTGAATCTCTACCTAAAATTCTGTTTGTTG